CGCCGGGCACGCGCTGCCCGACATCCTGGAAGACATCCAGGAGGTCGCCAACGCCGCCTACCGGGCGCTGGTCAACAACCTGTCGATAAGCTCGGGGCCGCAGGTCGTCGTCAACGACGAGATGGTCAGCCCGACCGAGAACGGCGACGAGCTGTACCCGTGGAAGCGCTGGCACGTGCAGGGCGATCCACTGGGTAACCAGCGCGAGCCGGTGACCTTCTTCCAGCCGCAGTCCAACACGCAGGAACTGCTGCTGGTGATCAATTCGATGAACACCATGGCCGACGAGCAGTCGGCCATACCCAGGTACCTGACCGGCGAGTCGCTGTCGGGTGGCGCCGGGCGCACCGCCTCGGGCCTGTCCATGCTCATGGGCAATGCCGCCAAGGTGCTGCAGACGGTCGCCGCCAACGTCGATACCGACGTGCTGGAGCCGCTGCTGGAGAGTTTCTACGACATGATCATGCTGACCGACACGTCGGGATTGCTGACCGGCGAGGAGCAGGTCACCGTGCTCGGGTCCACCGCGTCGGGCAAGCGCGACACCGACCGGCAGAAGCAGCTGCAGGCGCTGCAGATCACCGCCAATCCCATCGACGCGCCGATCATCGGCGAGATCGGCCGCGCCCGCCTGCTGCGCGCGGTGTTCGAGGGCATGGGGCTGCCCGACGACATCGTGCCCGACGACCAGACCCTGCAGGCCCAGATGGACGCCCAGAAGCGCCTCCAGGCGATGGGGCAGGCCATGGTGGCGCACGCCCAGGGCCAGGGCATCGACGCCCAGCATCCGGGGCAGCAGCAACAGCCCGGCCAGCCGCCTCAGAAGGGCGCTGGCGGCGGTGGCGGTGGCGGTGGTGGCTCGGCGCGGCCGGCGGCACCGGTGCCGCCGGGGTTCCAGGGCGGCGAGGGCAGCGCCCAGGCGCAGGGTAACCAGGCACGTCTGGCGCGACCGCCTTCGCACTCCGATTACGCGCCGCACGTCAACGCGTTCGCCGGCGGCGGGCTGCCGCATGCGTGATATGGGTTTTTCAGGAGGACGACATGGCTGACTCAGGCAACAAGATGGAAAGCGCCACCGGTTCGGCGTCGAGCATGAAGATGTCCGGCGGCGGGTCGGGCGGCGAGAACTCCGGCCCCACCGGGTCTTCGCGCCATTATCCGAAGGGCAGGTCCATCCGTAAGACGGACTGGAACCCGGAGAAGAAGCCGGCCAGCACCTACGGCATCTGCGGGGTGTGACATGGCGGGATTATCGTTCGGGTCGGGCGTGGGCGGCATGTTGTTTGGCGGTGGCGCCGCCAATGCCAGCGCCGAACCGGTCCATGTCGGCGGCGGCAAGAACGCGCATGCCGTCGACATGGGCACGCCGCACACGGGGATGAAGAACACCCTCACCAAGGGTGATCCCCTGGCGCGGTCGATGGGCCACTATGGCAAGAAATCCGATCCGCTGTCGCACATACGCGGCGGCATGGGCGGCATGAAGCGTATCCGGGGCGGCCTGGGGCCCGGCAAGCTCGGCACGGCGGGCGCGTCGGACAAGGACTACTCGATGAAGAACACGGACCTGGAATGATTGACGAGCGACCGTGGTGGCGACGCGTGCTTGATGGGTGCTGGGGCCAGTGTCCGTGCCGGCATTACGAGGACGCGGGTGGCTGCGGTGGCCAGTGCATCCGTTGCGGTAAGATCGTGGGTTATGTCACCAGGGCCCAATTGCGGGCGTATTTGGAGCGATCAAGGACGTGAGCGTTAATCTCGGATCGGAAGCCGTCACGGCGATCAAGGAACTGCGGGGCAACCCGCATTTCGAGCGGTTCCTCGACGCTTACGAGGTGTTCGCGCAGAACATGATGATCTCCTCGCTCGACGCCGACGTCACCACGCGCGTCGACAAGAGCGCCTACGCGCGCGGATTTCTGCACACCTGGCAGGCGATGGACTCGGCGTTCAACGACAAGCACGTGAGCCAGTCGAAGATGACCGTGTCGAGTAAAAGGGTTGGGGTGAATGTCTGAGACCAACTACGCGCCGCATATCCCCGACGCGGTTCGACGTGCATCGATGCGCGCCGATGAGCTGGCGCGTGAGGCCGGCGTCGCCAATGTCCGCCCCCTGGACGAGGGCGACGCCGGGGAGGGCGTCACTCCGGTCGTAAATGGCGAGGAGGAGACCCCGGGCCAGCCGTTCGAGCTGACGCCGCCACCGGAACCGGAACCATCAAGGCAGCAACCCACGGTGGACTGGGAGCAGCGTTATAATACGTTGCAAGGTAAATATAATTCAGAGATCCCCGAGTTGCGCGGCCAGATAAATTCGTTACAGACCATGATCGCGCAGATGAATGTCCAGCCCAGGCGCGCCGAGGAGACGTTCGAACAACCACGGACGCGCCCCTTGCCGCCACCCGTGCGCGAGATCCCGCGCGAGGACGTCGACACCTATGGCCAGGACCTGATCGAGGCGACGCAGCGCTGGACCGAGGCCAGACTGGCGCCGATGATCCAGGACCTGGAGCGCCGCGTGCTGTCCGTCGAGGGCGGCAACCAGCAGCTGGCGAGTTTCTCCATGCAGAACCGCGTCGACGCCGCGCTGGCGCGTGACATACCGGATTGGGACGTGATCAATCACGACCCCAACTTCATCCTCTGGCTCGACCAGATGGATATGTTCAGCGGTCGGAAGCGCAAGCAGATGATCGATGAAGCCTACAACGCGGGCGACGCCGCCCGCACAGTCGCTTTTTTCCGAGCGTACAAGAACGAGCAGACCGTGGTCGGCCAGAGGCCGGGGATACAGCCAGTCCAGACCGAGGTGACCCCTCCGGCGGACCGGTTGCCCCTCGCTGATCTGGCGGTGCCGGGTCGAGGCCGAGCGGTCTCGTCGCCAGCGCCCGGCGCTCCCGAGCAACGCATCTGGACGGCGGCTGATGTAAACTCCTTCTACAGGCAAAAGCAGCAAGGTCGCTGGACGGGACGCGAGGCGGAAGCCGACCGTATCGAACGCGACATCATCGCCGCGCCCATGGAAGGACGCTTCCGTCAGTCATGACAATCATGCGTATGAAAGGAGCGGCCTCCAATGGCCATCACCATAGCAGCCACCCCGTGGGCTGGCGCCAACCAGACGCCCGCCTATCACGGCACGTTCATCCCCGAGATCTGGTCCGGTAAGCTGATCGAGAAGTTCTATTCCGCCACCGTGTTGTCGGCCATCGCCAACACCGACTACGAAGGCGAGATCAAGAACCAGGGCGACGTGGTGCACATCCGCACCAAGCCGACAATCACGATCCGCGATTATCAGGTCAACCAGGACCTGCTGATCGAGCGGCCCAGCTCCAACATCGTCGACTTCACCATCGACAAGGCGAAGTACTTCAACGAGGCGCTGGACGACATCATGGAGGTGCAGAGCGACATCAACCTGCTCTCCCTGTGGTCCGACGATGCCTCGGAACAGATGAAGATCGTCATCGACACCGACGTGCTGACCACCATCGACGCCGGCATCGTCGCCGCCAACAAGGGCGCCACGGCGGGGCGCATCTCGCTCAACATCAACCTGGGCGCCGCCGGCGCGCCCATCGCGGTGACCCCGCTCAACGTCGTCGACAGCATCGTCGACATGGGCACCGTGCTGGACGAGCAGAACATCCCGGAGACGGGGCGTTGGCTGGTCATCCCGCCGTGGGTGGCGGCGATGATCAAGAAGTCCGACCTGCGCAACGCGTCCATATCGGGCGACGGGGTGTCGATGACGCGCAACGGGCGCCTGGGCATGATCGACCGCTTCACGCTCTACTCGTCCAACCTGCTGCCGACGGCGGCCGAGGGCGCGGCCACCGCGTTCCGCGTGTTCGCCGGACATCCCCATGGACTTACGTTCGCGTCACAAATCACGAAATTAGAGCAAATGAGGAGCGAACGTTCGTTCAGCACGTTGCTGCGCGGATTGCAGGTGTACGCGTCCAAGGTCCTGGACGGCATCGCGATCACCGAGCTATACGCAATCAGAGGTTGAGTGATTGGAGAGTTATTCGTGTCTAGCGAAAGCTCCATGCAGCCTTGTCGCGGCCTTACGGCGGGCCGCGACAGCCTCCTTCAACGTGCGGAATTCACGCCGGTAGCGCGTGCCGCCGGACTTGACCTGCACCAGATAGGCGCCACGGCTTCGACAGATGCCTTTTACTCCGGTCGTATTGTGGCTGGGTTTTCTGGCGTTCGCGTTGTTGTCGGAGCGCGTGGCTTCTCTGAGGTTGCTGATACGGTTGTCCGTCCGGTCACCGTTTCTATGGTCGATCTCGTCAGGCACGGGTTCACCACGACGGAGCAGCCAGACGAGACGATGCGCCAGAAAGTGTCCGTTCTGAATGACGATGACTACATAGCCTTTGTTCATGACGGACCCAGCTGGCTTACCGGCATAGCGTCCGTTCCACGACCGGAAGATACGATAGCTCGCGAACATTTCCTCGGGTCGGGAACGCCACGTAAGGACTCCGGTCACAGGATCATAATCCAGCAACTGTCGCGCGAATTCACGGGAGGGTAGTGTTTTGGGAACCATTCTGATCCTCCATCAAAGGGTCACTGGCCAGGGTGTCCGTCGCCGTTACAGCGGCGCGGACGCCCGCATCATACACGGGAGATCGTGATGGCGAAACGACCTTTCGAGGGGTCCCCCAAGGACATCAAACAGGACAAGAAGGGCGCCAGGAAGATGGGCGTCTCGATGAAGGCCTATGAGAAAACCCCACGCGACCGCGCCGAGGACAAGGCCGGCCAGCGGCAGATGTATGGGAAGCGCAAATGAAACGGCCCACGACGTTGCCTGGTATGAAGTCCAAGGCCCCTCCATCCAGATC